ACTCTCAGGCGCTCTCAGGGCTTGCTACTGGCAGGGCTGGGGCATTGGGTGACATAACCCTGAACACTGCTGGAAACATCGTTGGGCAGCGTGAATCGATGGCTGGCTACGAAGGGCAGGCTGGAGTGGGTCGCGCTAACATTGGTCAGCAGACTGGTCAGAACATTGCACAGATGCAGTACGGCACCGGCCAAGACCTTGCAGCAGGACGCTCAAGAGTGGGCGAGCTTCAAGCAAGCCAGCTACAGAACTTCTACCGCGATCAAGCAAGGCTTCTTGAAGGGTTGGGAGCTTACCAGTCTGACATGATTGGCGGGCAGGCTGGCAGCTTGATTGACATGAACAGTGCTGCTGCCAATCGTGCGGCTCAAAATGCACTCAACCTGTCTGGCGGCATTTCAAACTTGCAGACAGGACTTGCTGCCGGTCAAAACGCAGCTTATCAAGGCGCTGCCAGAATACCTTCTCAGTCCTTTGATTACGAGCAGGCTCTTGGTTCGGCAGCCGGTGGGTATGACCTTTACAACCAAGCCGTGAACCAACCAAGAAAAGGCGGTCCGGCTCCAGTGTCCACCAGTTCTTATATTCGCCCAAATTATGGGATTGCGCCTAGTATGCCTGGCGGTGTGGCTTCTAGCTTGGGGAGATTGAATTAATGGCTATCAACTTTGGTGACATTCTTGGCGGTCTGGGTGCGGCTTACGGCGGTAGAGCGCAGGAGTACGCTCAAGGCATTAGACAGCGTGAGCAGGGTCTGACTGAGCAGAGGCGTGTAGAGCTTGAGGCTCGTCAGCGTGCTATGTATGAGGACGCGAACACGGCTCTTCAGTTCTTGGCAAACCCAGAGCTTACATATGAGCAGAGAGCGGACAACATTATTCAGCTTGCTGAAGATCGTCTGGACGCTCTTTCAAACTACCCTGATGCCGACCCTAGTGACACTTTGCAAGTGCTTGAGCTTGCCAGACAAGTGCGAGATGGAACAGACCCTAACGCTGTCAGAAGTCTTTCACAAATACTGGTTCCCGCTGCCTCGATCTATCGGCAGAGGTTTGCTCCACAGCAGGAGCAGGCAGAATATACGCTGAGTCCTGGGCAGCGAAGAATGAGGGGAGACGAGGTTATTGCGGAGGTTCCAGAGACTGAAGAGCTTGGCTTTGAAATTATGACCGCTGCTGAAGTGGCTGCGATCCCAGGCCTTGACCCAACCAAGGCTTATAAGAAAAACCTCAAGAACAACGACATTGTGCAGATTGGTGGCGGCGGCCCAGTGATCAATGTAGGCACTGCAACAGAATCCGAGCGCACTGCTGGCATACTTGCAAACAGGCTTGATTTTGCTCAAAGCCAAATAAATGACATTTTGTCGGCATCTCCCGAGTCAGAAAGCCCTGCTGCCGGAGCGACTGCGCTCAGTACGCTTGGTCTTGATTATTTGGCAAGGCTTGCTAATCCTGCCGAGCGCCAGATTGTAGAGGCCGCTCAAATGGATATGCTTGATGCAGCACTGACATTAGGTACAGGCGCGGCATATACGCGAGAGCAATTAGAAGGCTATCGAGCCTCTTATTTCCCGCAAATTGGCGATGATCCAAGAACTGTTTCGGCAAAGGCCCAAAGGCTTAATAACTTGGTCAGTGCGGCTTATGAAAAAGCAGGAAGAGCGGCTCCAGAAAGCAGAAGAGGCGCTCAAGCTACTGTGCCCCAAGACTGGCTTGACTCAGGGCTTACTCAGCAAGACTGGGATGCGCTCCCAGATAATGAAAAGCAAGTATTCTTGGAGGGCAATTGATGCCGCCTAAAACAAGAGAGCAAATTATTGAAGAGGCGCTTCAGAGAAAGCAGAGATTCGTTGGCCCTGTGGGAATGGTCCCAGAAGGCCCGATGACAAGGGAAGGTATTATACAGGCGGCTCTTGCAAGGAAGATTGCTCCGCAGCCTTCTCAGTCACCCACAGCGCCTTCTCGTCCAGTCATGGGAGCTGCTGAAGCGACAGGGGCTGTCTTAAGCGGGGCATTAGCAGAGCCTGTTTCTGGCCTTGTTGGTATGGCGTCTATGGTCCCGTATGGCCTTGGGATCACTGAAACTCCTCCCGGAGATGTTGTAAGGAACGTGCAAAGCGCAATGACATATCAGCCGCGCACTGCTACCGGACAGCAATATATGCAAAATGTCGGGCAGGCATTGCAGCCAGTGGCGGGCGCGTTGCAGTCAGCGGAGTCTTCACTTGGGGAGTATGGCTACAACTTAGGCGGTCCTGTTGGTGGTGCAATTGGTCAAACTCTTCCAACAGCAGCAATGGAATTGCTTGGGATTGGCGCAGTAAGAAAGGCTAGAAGCATAGCAAACGCTCCCATTCCGTCTTCAGCAGGAGAGGTGATTGAGGCTGGCAGAAGGGCTGGGGTGCCGGTAACAACAACCGATGTGCTTCCTCCTGAAACTTTTGCCTCAAAATGGGCGCAATCCATATATGAAAAAATCCCCATAATAGGCGGAGCTGGCGCAAGGCAATCACAGCAAAGACTTAGGCAAGAAGCTGTCAGCGCACTTGCTGATGAGTATGGCTTGGAGCTTGATAGCATTGGTGACCTCTCTGCTCAGATAGTAAATTCTATCAGCCAAAAAAGTGCTGCAACATTAAGCAGGGCGGCTTCGCAGAGAATGCGGGCTACTCAGGTTCTTGATCCGCTGGGTGAAGTTCCCTTAACAAATACATCTCAGGCAATTGATTCTCTTTTGGCACAACAGGCTTCGCTTGGCGCTAGAGCAGATCAGGGTCTTGTTTCGACCCTAAACAATATCAAGTCATCTCTTGCTATCGGGCCTATGGCGCAAGGGATGCAGGCTCCTAGAAACTTCTCTGGCGTGAAGGATATACGAACCACTGTCATTGAAGACCTAAAGGCAATCAACAGAAGCGAAGACCCTAGATCGGCAGCGCAGTTGCAACAAGTAAAGTCTGCAATTGATAAAGACATGGTGTCGTTTGCGCGGCAAAACGACCAAGTTGCGGCAAGAGATTGGCTTGAGTCTAATCGCGTCTTCGCAAGAGAGCTTGAGGCTACCAGAAACACTGAGCTTCGCAGAGCGTTTAATTCTGGGAACACGACTCCAGAGGTAATCCTTCCTATTCTAAAGGGAGGCAAAAGAAGCGAGCTTGAAAGATTGAACAACGCACTTTTGCCTTCTGGAAGGCAGGCTGCTCGCTCTGCAATTTTGTATGACGCACTGGCTGAAAGCGGATATTTCTCAGACATGGCAAATGCTAACCCAGACAGGTTTGCTACTGCCTTGGGTCGCCAGAATAGAATGCAGGCTGTAGACATTTTCTTTGAAGGTGCGGATAAGGATGCGCTGTCTGGATTCACTCGCCTGTTAAATGCAACTCGACGGGCGCAACAAGCAAGCGTCAATCCGCCAACAGGACAGCAGCTAGCTCCTTTCGCAATTGGTGGCGCATCAGTAGCAGAACCGCTAATAACGGCGATTTCGGTTGGCACCGTTTCAGGTATTGGGCGAATTTATGAAAGTGCCGGAATGCGAAATTTTCTGTTAAGATTGAACAATACAAAAGCTGGCTCTCCGCAAGAAATGGCGCTAATTGAGGCAACAATTCCTGCTTTGACAGCATCACTGCAAAGTCAGTCTAGGCAGTCTGAGGAGAATAGATAATGGCAAGGTACGGCGATCTAGGCACACAATACTTTGACGATGCGGGCGATCCCCTAGTAAGTGGAAGAATCTACTTCTACGAGTCTGGCACGACTACCCCGAAGACAACCTACGCTGACGTTGATCTTTCTATTCCCAATACCAACCCAGTTATTTTGACTGCTGCTGGTAGACAGCCGAACATCTTCTTCGATGGTGTTGCGAAAGCAATCCTAGCTACGTCTACAGGGGCGCAGATACTTGTCCGTGACCCTGTTGGCGACACTGCTAATAGTTTCGGTAATCCTTGGATAGCCTCAAAGAGATACACCTCCAACGATGTTGTGCAGGGTTCAGACGGTCAATACTACGTCTCCCTGATTAACGGGAACGTGAACAACAATCCTGTGACCACAACTGGCAACTGGACCTTCCTGTACTCTGTTGAATGGAACGCGGGAACGACTTATAAACTTGGCTCGGTAGTCACGTATCAAACCATTGTTTACCAGTCGCTTCAAAATACGAACCTGAACCAGAATCCGTCTACGATAACGGCCTACTGGGTGCCGATCCAATTGGTCTGGAGTTCAACGGCGACCTACGCAATCAATGCTAACGTAGTCGGGACTGACGGCGTTCTGTATACATCTCTTCAAAATGCCAACACTGGAAACATTCCAGCCAGCTCACCTTCTTGGTGGGTGGGAACAAGTGCTGCTGCGGCTGCTAGTGCGAGTGCTGCTGCAACTTCTGCTAGTAATGCATCTACATCTGCAACCAACGCTGCGGCTTCTGCAAGCACTGCTACGACTCAGGCAGGTTTGGCATCCGCAAGCGCGGCTACAGCAACAACTCAGGCCGGTTTAGCGTCTACAAGCGCCTCAAACTCAGCTACAAGCGCGTCCAACTCGGCATCAAGCGCAAGCTCTGCCTCTACCTCGGCAAGCAATGCTGCGGCTAGTTATGACTTGTTTGACGACAGATACCTTGGGGCCAAGGCCAGTGATCCTTCTGTAGACAATGACGGCAATCCTCTTGTTACTGGTGCAATGTACTTCAACACCTCTAGCAATGTGACAAGGATTTACAACGGTGCGGCGTGGCAGGATTCAGCAGCGATTGCGACCACTATCAACCTGGCTACTCAGGTAACGGGTACTCTTGCTGTTGCCAACGGCGGCACAGGCGTGACTACTTCCACCGGCACTGGCGACACTGTTCGCGCCACAAGCCCCACCCTTGTAACGCCATTACTGGGCACTCCTACTTCAGGCAACCTGTCCAATACAACAGCAGACGGCACAAACTCCGTTGGCTTTAAGAGCGTCCCAGCAGTCGGAACTAAGACCGCCAGCTACACACTAGCGGTAGGCGATGTCGGTAAATACGTTCAGCTAGGCGCAAGCGGTGCGATAGTTATCCCAGACGCAACCTTTTCTGAAGGTAACGCGATTACGCTGTTCAACAACACCGGCTCCACTGCCACCATCACTTGCAGCATCACCACAGCCTACATCGCAGGCACTTTCACTGACAAGGCGACTATGACCCTTGCTGCTGCGGGTGTGGCGACTATCCTGTTTATATCCGGTACAACGTGTGTCGTTGCGGGGAATGTGACCTAATGGCAAATAATCAGCAGCTATTATTGGGTGAGGGTGCGGGCGGTGGGCCTGCTAATTACATCGAGGATGTGTTCTCGACTTATCTGTATACGGGTAACGGCTCAACGCAGACGATTACGAATAACATTGATTTGTCTACTAAAGGCGGGTTGGTTTGGTTAAAAAGTAGGTCAGGCGCAGACCCACATGAATTGACCAACACGGTTCAGGGGACTTCAAACTCCCTACGCTCTAACAGCACAAACGGCGCTTCTTCTACAGATTTAACAGGGTTTACTTCTTCTGGATTTACGCTTGGGTATGTGACGGGTAACACAAACGCAAGTGGCGCAACTGAAGTCTCATGGACATTCCGCAAGCAGCCGAAGTTCTTTGATGTGGTGACGTGGACAGCAACAGGTTCTGAAATAGTCAGTCACAACCTTCAGTCTGTACCGGGGTGTGTTATTTACAAAAACACAAGCGGGACAAGTAACTGGTTTGTTGTCTCAAGAAAATCAGACAACTCCTATGCTTACGCTTTGTTAAACACAACGGGCACGGCTGGTAGCGTAGCAAGTCCAACAGCAGCAGGGCTTGCCTCAACAACTTTTGACCCAAGCCAAATTTATGGCACTGTTTCTGGTCAAACGTATGTGGGTTATTTCTTCGCCCATGACGCAGGCGGCTTTGGTTTGTCTGGTACGGACAATGTGATTTCGTGCGGGAGTTACGCAGGAAGCGGTGCTGCTCAAGACATCAATCTTGGGTATGAACCTCAATGGGTTCTTGTTAAGAACGCAACAACTGCCGGGTGGGACTGGTACATAATCGACAATATGCGCGGGTTTGTTGTTACCCCTGCTTCACCAAATTTCACAAAGAGTCTATCCCCCAATACCTCTGGTGCTGAGTCCGACCAAACAGCTATTTCCCCTACGGCAACAGGGTTTAGGTTAAACAGTGGAGCAGGTGCGTTCAACGGCTCTGGCAATACCTACATCTACATAGCCATACGCCGTGGCCCGATGAAAGTGCCTACGGTGGGGACGAGTGTGTTTAGTCCTGTGAGTCAGGCTGGCGGCGGAACAGTTACAACTAATTTTCCTGTTGACTTAGGAATCAATACTAAGCCATCTGCAACATTTAATAAATCAGTTGTCGATAGACTTCGTGGAGTTTCTACTACTTCATATCCATATTTGCTTACAGAAACAACTGCTGCTGAAGTTGCTGGTTCTGGGTATGGATTTGGGTTTGACAACAATATTGGCTACAAAGACAACGCTGTTTATGGAAGTGGAGAAACGCCTATTTACTGGAACTTCCGCCGCGCCCCCGGCTTCTTTGATGAGGTGTGCTATACGGGGACGTATTTAGCACCGCAGTCTCATAATTTAGGTGTTGCTCCTGAGCTGGTTATTTTTAAGAATAGAACAACTGGTAGTATGAACTGGATCGTGAAGTCATACTCGATACTCGGAAATTCACAGGCTCTTGTTTTGAATTCCACAGCGGCGGCTGGAATTCCTTCTGGGTTGCCAACCCCGCCATTTGCTTCTAACCCTGACTCTGCAACAACTTTTTATTCGCAAAATACAGGAGTTCAGGAATATAACTATGCCACTGATAATTACGTCGCCTACCTATTCGCCACCTGCGCTGGAGTCTCCAAAGTCGGCACATACACCGGCAACGGCTCAAGCCAAACAATCGCGTGTGGCTTTGCGGCAGGCTCAAGGTTCGTGATGATTAAGCGCACCGACTCAACGGGTGATTGGTACGTCTGGGACTCAGCAAGGGGTATAGTAGCTGGTAACGACCCGCACCTAAGCCTTAACACTACTGCAGCCGAAGTCACCACGGATGACAGCGTAGACACCGACAACAGCGGCTTCATCGTGAATCAACTTTCAGCCACAAACGTGAACGTGACTTCAGCAACCTACATCTTCCTTGCAATAGCTTGAGGTAATTATGCAAATCCGAATCAGAGCAACAGGGCAGGTACTGCTAGAGCATGAATGGATCAAGTGGGTAGCAACTACCTACGCAAAGTCTATTAGCGCAATGACCGCCGACATATACGATAGGTTCGACTCTGACGCCGTGTTTGAGGGCGCACAAGCAACAGGCGGGACTGTGTATCAATACTCGCAGCGTGACGGCGTAGAGCAGCAGTCAGATGGGAAGTGGTACACCAAGTACATCCTCGGGCCGGTGTTCGTTGATGGCGAGACAACAGCCGCAGAACAGGAAGCAGCTTACAAGGCGCAGAAAGATACTGAACAAGCCGCAAGTGTACGGGCCTCACGCACAGAGAAATTGAAGGATTGCGACTGGACTCAGATCAATGACAGCACAGCAGACAAAGCAGCTTGGGCTACCTACCGCCAAGCACTGAGAGACATTACTAAACAAGCAGGTTTCCCATGGACTGTTGAGTGGCCGACCAATCCATAAAAAGCACCGGAGTAACCCATGAACATCGACGAAATAGCGTTGCGCTCAATCATCCGTGAGGAGATGAAGTCTGTTCTCAAAGAAGTCGGCCTCCACGATGATGACGCCGGCAATGATGTTCGAGACCTTCGCTCATTGATTACCGATTGGCGTGGCATCAAGAAAACTATATGGCAGACCATTGCGCGTGCGGGCACCTTGTTCGTCCTTGGCATACTGATGCTGGGGGCGTGGTCTAAAATCAACGGTGGAGATAGCCCAGAATGAACGAATACGGCGACATCAGAGGCAGACTGACCTACGCAGTAACGCTGATGGTGTCTGCTACGTTGTGCATCTCGGTCATAGTTATGGTCCTCTCGCTGGTGGCCGGTCTCTGGTTCGACAACATCGACAACGCTGAGATTTTCAAACTGATTTCTCCAGCATTCCAGACTATTGTTGGCGGTTTTATCGGACTGCTTGCAGGGATAAAACTCGGTAATGCCGATGATTCCCCGCCAACCTGCCAAGGCAAAAAGCAATGATTGATCCTGTCTCGGCCTTTGCAATAGCGACATCTGCGTACAATGCCCTTAAAAAAGGCATTGAGATGGGCCGTGAGCTTGAAGACATGGGCGGGGTATTGGGTACCTGGTTCTCTGCCGTCAGTGACGTAAAATCCGCTGAAGAGGAAGCCAAAGACCCGCCTCTGTTTAAAAAGCTGCTGTACAGCGGTTCAGTTGAACAGGAGGCAATGGCGAATTTGATGCGCCGAAAGAAGATCGAGCAGCAGGAGCGCGAACTGCGCGAGCTGATTGTCTACCGATACGGCGTCGAAGAATACACGGCGATGATGCGAGACCGCGCTAAGATCAGTAGTAATCGAAGAACCGCTGAACACAATCGTCGTCGCAAGATCAAAAACTTTATTCTAAATGTTGTGGCAGTCGCTACGATAGCTGCTTTATTAGCGGCCCTTCTCTGGCTTGTTGCTGGCCTTATTGAAAATCTGAGGTAATAAAATGTTAAGTCTAGTATCAAGTTTGCTGGGATTCGCATCTGGTGGACTGCCTAAAGTCCTCGACTTCTTCCAAGACCGCACAGACAAGAAGCATGAACTTGCTTTGATGGCAGCGCAGCAGGAGCGTGAGATTGCCTTAGCTAAAGAGGGCTTTATTGCCCAGGCCAAGGTCGAGGAGATTCGGACAGCGCAGGTGGCTCTTCAGACCGAACAGGTCGCCATGCAGACGCAGGCCCAAGAAAAGGTTGCTATGTACAAGCATGACATGAAGATCGGTGAGGGCGCATCTCAGTGGGTCATTAATCTCAGAAGCAGCGTTAGACCGATGGTCACGTACCTCTTTGTTGGTCTGTTGATTGTCGTGGACATTGCTGGTATTTGGTATGCCTACTCAACAGGCGTAGCATTTGCTGACGCGATGGACATGGTGTTCTCAGACGATGAGATGGCTATCCTTGCGGCGATCATTAGTTTCTGGTTTGGCAGTCAGGCTTTCAACAAGAAATGACAATCTCTGAAGCTGGCATCCAGCTAATCAAAAGCTTTGAGGGGTGTCACAGCAGCCCCTATAGATGCCCTGCTGCGCTTTGGACGATAGGGTATGGTCATGTACTGTACCCAGACCAAGCGCGTCTCAAAACGCCTGAAAGAGCCTCTTATGCACTTAAACCAGAACACAATCGGGTGTGGGATGCTGACGAAATTGATGCGTTACTTGCGGCGGATTTACAGAGATTTGAGGCTGGGGTTTTACGACTATGTCCTCCTTGCGTTGATAGTCAGCCTCAGTTTGACGCAATTGTCAGCCTTTCTTTTAACATTGGTCTAGGCAACCTCCAAGCCAGCACCCTACGGATGAAGTACTCTCGCGGCGAGATCGAGTCAGCAGCAGACGAGTTTCTCAAGTGGAATAAAGCTGGCGGGAAAATCCTTGCTGGACTAACCCGCCGTCGAGCTGCTGAAAGGGCGCTATTCCTTTCTTAGCCTGTTATTTTTAACGCAGGTTCTGCAAGCCACGTGATGGGTGGAGCATTAGCCTGAGTGCCCTCTTCTGTATTTGCCGTATCCTTTCTGGGCTTCGCTCCATAATTTCTGCTGTTTGCGCTAACGTGTGGCTTTCATCAGAGGCAGTATCCACACCAAAACGAAGTTTTAGTACATTTTGCTGGCTCTTGGTAAGGGTTGAGGCGGCAACGGCCAGCGCGTTGTGCTCAATCTCCTCCTGTTCTTGTTCAAGAAGCAGATCAAGCGGGTCTTGGCTTCCAAGCCTAGCATACATGGGAACAAGGTCTTCGGCGTTAGCCTCCATGACCACATTGTTTACCGGCAGGCTCTCTTGCAGGTGTTGCTCTGGAAAAATATCGCAGGGAGTGCATTGAAAGAAATCGCACAGCTTCTTTACGTCTAAAGCCATTTCTCCTCTCGACGTATATGCTGGTGTTTTTAAATTCAGAATCTCTCCAATTCCAGATTGACCAACCCCACTTGCCCTTGATAGTTCTGCCGCAGTGGTGATGTTGTATTGCCTCATCATCGTCAACAGGTAGTTGTTCTTTATTTTAATGTGTAGCGCGTAGTCTTTCATAATTTCTCTCTTAGCGTGCCTTAGCGTGGCTTAGCGTGACTTAGCGTGGCTTAGCGTGACTTAGCGTGGCTTCTTGTTGTTGTAAAAAAAGCCCCAGTGAAGGGGCTTGCCTGTAGCTCTAAGCCGGACAAATAAGGGATAAAACCGGCAGCACAAGGCTAAGTGGCTTACGTCTGGATATCATCACCGAAATTCTTTTCCTTCTCAATCTTTCTTCTGATTACCGACATTGGTTGCGCGTTTTGGGCGTGGACTCCTCTCGGTATTTCCTTGATCTGCCCGCCTTTCTTCAGAAACGCATCAATCTTTGCCTGCACCCAATCGTGTGTGTATGGCGAAGTGGATGGCTTGGTGTCAGGGTACAGCTTGTCAATTGTTGGCATCACTCACCTCTGTAGAATATGTGGTTGTCTATCACAGTCGTTCTTTCCAGCTCCGCTGCCCACCACGGCTGTACTCTCGTCGCGTGGTAGTGTGTCGCCCCGCCGGTCGGGTCTGGGATAAAGCCCCCAGCTGTGAGCATCGTGACCATTATGGCCTTGGCATACGCCCAGTCATCGTGTACGTCCTCGCGCAATCCATCGCACATGAAGCTGAACTGGCACTGATTCCGTCGATGCTCGTCTTCGTGCGTGACACCACAGGCGGTGTCTGGGTAGCCGTGGGTGGCGGTGCGGTGGTAGATCACCCATGCCACAGCGGCTTGTCCTTCCAACGGTTCGCCACGGGCCTCAAAGTAGATTGCCGTGGCTACACAGAACAAGGCAGAGATCACTTCCTTCTCCCAATCAGTCGCACTCGCAACTGAATCGCTGTTGTTAGAATCTCGTTTCTCCAATGGCAACAGGCTCTGAGTGCTGCGCCACGGTTCCCTTTTGTCTTGTTTGCTTCAGCTAAACGCTCACGGGCTATTGCGTACTGCGCCCGCGAGACATTAAGCCACCAGTGAAGCGTTTTTATTTTCATCAGAACGGCAGATCGTCGTCAAAGTCAGCTATTGGTGCCGACTGAACTGCGCGACCTTGGCTGGGCTGGCTGGATTCAGCAGGCTTCCCGTCGAGCATTTGCATCTCACTAATAACGATCTCTGTGGCGTATTGTTTGACTCCATCCTTCTCCCAAGATCGAGTCTTCAGGCTTCCTTCCAAATACAGCTTGGAGCCTTTTTTAACGTACTGAGCGATGATCTCAGCCAGCTTCCCAAAACAAACACAGCGGTGCCATTCAACGGACTCCTGCTGCTGGCCGCTCTTGTCCTTCCAGCTTTCACTTGTAGCCAAGCTGAAGTTCACAACAGCATTACCATTGGGCATTACTTTTGACTCTGGGTCTTTGCCTACCGACCCGACCAGAATTACTTTATTTACTCCGCGCTTCATATGATCTTCCTGTATTCAACTGTTGGTAATGTGGGCTTCTTTCTCTTTTGTGGTTCTTTGTCTTCTTTAACGCAGGCCCAGAAGTCAGAGAGAAACTGGAAACACTCTGTCCAGTATTCTTCGTTCTTCTCGACCTCAAACACCTCAAACCCTGTCGGAGTCCAGCACACGAAGTGCGCCTTCTTCAGCCCTGAGATTTCCATCTGGCCTTGAACCTGGGGCATATAGTGATCAGGAATCCTTCCGTACAACTCCATATTAGCCGGACACTTTGCCTCTAAAATTATGGATTCTTGTCCTTTATAAACAATTCCATCTGGTGTACAGCCAAGCCAGTCATGCTTATCGTGGATCAAGAAACCTTGTTTATTTCGGGAATAGCTAACAAGGTCTCCGGTCTCAATCTCATATTTAAGGATTGCGTCATTCTCATGGTCCGATCCCCACTGAGTATTCGCGTTTCCTTGGAACTTCTCCTCGCGCCCTGTGAGCTGCCTCCAGAGCTTTTGTCTGGAGTCATAGCCTATGCCTATGGCTGATGCGAAGAGGCTCGCAGTGAGCCTCCCATCGCGTTCTGGAGAGAGCGTCACTCTAAACGCTCCCGCACTTCAGTAAAGACTGCGGTATGCGCGTCACGCTGCTCAAGAGTAAGAGACTTCCAGACATCTCTCATATCGTCTATAGACTGGCAGGAATGAATCCTGTGAGTTATCTGTGGGTCAGTTGGGAGAACCTTTTTCTCCGGCTCTACAAACAGCGGAAGGTCTTCTCCTGCGTAGATGTAAAGACCAAGACCAAACAGTGCCATGCACTTCACTAGGCAGCGCATATTGGCCGTGTTAATAGCAAAGGCATCTGGGTTAACAATGGCCTTGTTCTTGTAGTCCATGACTGGGAGCCACATTGTGCGGCTTTGGTCGCCAATCTTTATGGTGCAGAACACCATCATTGTGCCGTCTGGCTGGCTTTTGGGTTCGGCAAACTGGAACTCGGCTTCTGGGTAGTGCTCCATCAGGACTCCCCATGCCCATGCCCAGCTCAGGTATGACAGGCCATTCTTCTTCTCAATGTGCTTGCTGCAATCAATCGCGCTCAGTGTTTGCCATATCTCTTTCATTATGTGTTCCTTATTTGGTTAAGATCGTATTCCCGCACCCATGCGCGGTACTTTTGCATTACATGGCCCCTGCTGTACCCGAAGAACACCAGCCCTTCGGTTCTCAGTAAGAACCACTTATCGGTGATCTGCTTAATAGTCATCTTTCATCTTCCTCAGATGGATTTCGACCTGCTCGTAGATGCTGTCGATTGCTTTCTGGGACAACATATCGCTGACATCTTCTTTGTGAGGATCGTCAGGAGAGTAGATGGATTCAATATCGAATCCAGCATTGATGCCCACATCTGGCTCTGGGCCGTAGGTTTGGAAGTCTACTTCCAGTTCGATTTGGATCACATAGACTCTCATAGGATCACCAGTGCGCCGATCAGCGCAGCTATGGTCAGTGTAGCGATCATGTAGATTATTTCTTTTTGTTGGTTGGACATTGTGTATCCCCTTTCTGTTTGTGTGAAGCAATTACAACATGGGTTATAAATAAAGTAAACAGTAATGTTGTACTATTTATAAAAAGATGTATTATGGCGTCATCTTAATCAGGAGGCGTTATGGACATCGGTGTAGTAAATAGAGTGATCGAGGCTTACGGCGGATCGAAGAAAGTGCAGGAGCGATTCGGGTATTCAACCCGCATGACAGTTTACATCTGGAGGAAGCGTGGGATTCCACGGGCTAGGGTTGGAGAGATTCATCTTGATACCAAGATACCTATTAAGGTGTTGATGACAGGTGTCAGACAGTTTGAGAAGAAGGCTCCGGCCAAAGATGTCTTTGAAGCAATGGGTCTTGATAGCCCAAAGTTTCCGAGCGTATAATGCTTACGCACATCACAGAAAGACAAAAGCCCCGTTCGGCTAAAAACGAGGCTTTTGAGGTGGTTGGCAAGGTTGAGTCAAGCAACCCTGTTGGACGGCATATTACTTTATATGCCTGTTTCGGACAAGACTGTTTTCTCCTCCTTTGTACTTCCTTAGCCCGTGGGGCAAATGCCGACTCGTCAATCAGGCTTATGGTGCTGATCCTTTAAATCAGAGACATAGTTTTACCTGTTTTGCCAATAACGTTGAGCGCGGACAAAGCGAAGTTAATGCAGGTGGCGGCTGACCCCCGTACAGGATGTAGAACGGTTTCGCATATCGTTGGCATAGCAGTAGATCAAAGGAACGGTAAAGCAGGCATCCCTGCAATTACGCTCTTAGCGGACTTTATGGAGAAATTAATGTTTGTATACTTTGTTCAGGCTGGTTTAAAAGGGCCGATAAAAATAGGAATGGCGAGGAGCGTATCGAAAAGACTAGAAACAATGCAGACCGGAAACGCTTACAAACTTCATGTGCTTGCGCTGATTCCCTGTCAAACGAAAATGCAGGCGGCTGAAATAGAAAAAAGATTGCACAGGCTATTTTTTAAACAGCGCATAAGAGGTGAATGGTTTACAGGAAATATCAAAGTCAAAAAGGCCACTGATTGGTACAGCGGAGAATACCTTGAGCAGCAAGTGTCAGGGCTTGTCTAGAAATAGGGGAAACTATGTCTAAAGGAAATGGAAATGAAAACATTACAGGTAGCAAAGTACGAAAGAGGCACTGCGTTCTACTATACGGACGAAGTAACAGAAAGGTGTGTTCTTTTAATCAACGATAAAAACTCAAACTATTTTACAAAAAAGGCGAAGCACATGAGTACCGACATTGAAGACGCAAAGGCAGTAGTAGAAAAGCACCTAGTAACCTTGAGTCAGGCGCTGGACGTTGTTCAGGCAAAAGAGAAGGCGCTTGTTGAAGCCACAAAAATAACATCAGGAAGGCTTAGGGATACTGTTCACAAGTTAAGTGACGGCTTGGCAAAGGTGGAAAAAACGGCAAACTTTGACAAACTTGAAAGATATGCAGACACGCTTTCCCGCATTGAGAAATCATTATCGGTTTTAGCTGAAATGGAAAAGACGGGTGTTTTGTCGAAAATATCATCATCACTTAAATAAAAAGAGGAAACCAAAATGGATAGAAAAAAGACAGAACAAAATAATGACTCAGACTTATCCGCACTGGGTTTTAGCTCAATAAATGTTTTTTTGAACTTCAATGGCGATGTTTGTATTGCACAGAATCAACCGCCAAAAGAAAGAGTGGTGATCGTTGTGCCGCAGAGTGTTTGTGGACTATTGGTCGATTTTATAAAAATTTATTCAAGTGACGAAGAATAATGAAGATAGATATTACACAAGCCTACACATACGGAGTCAGCGACGAAGCAGCTCTGGAGTTTATTGAGTGGCGAAGGTCCATCAAGAAGCCTCTTACCCAAAGAGCTTTTGAGAGAGCATTGAGGGAAGCGTTTCAATGTACTGACCTAGGCATCACGGCAGATCGAGCAATTGAAATCTCTATAGACAAGGGCTGGCAGGGCATTACATACGAGTACCTTAAAGCAGAGCTTGGAAGGCGCTCTGAGGCTGGCAGGGAGTTGGTCCTAAAACAACCAGAGAGTATGCAGGGCTTTGTGGAAAGGGTAACGGATAGAAACTGGAGTCATTAAATGCCAAGAACAAAAACAGAATGGCCGAAGAAGATAGACCAGCAGGACGAAGAGATTGTGTTTGAGTTATACGATATTCACGGCATGAAGCCGTCTGTGATAGCAAAGAAGTTTGAGATCGACCCTGATTACCTGTTCGATTGGTTAAGACAAAGAATCTATAAATCAAAAAGGGGATAATTATGATTGGAACACAGAACGCGCAAATACTCAGACATATGCAAACCATTGGCGAGATCACTCCATTGGACGCCCTGAACTACTGCGGATGTCTTCGACTGGCGGCGAGGATATACGAGATCAGAGGCACAGGCGTCGAGGTTCAGGATAGGTGGATAACAAGTGATGACGGAAAGCGATATAAGGCTTACAGCGTCAAAAAGACCTAGACACTACGCTGCCAACTACATGAATGCCAAGGGCAAGGATGCCCAGACAGAAGCCCTGAAAGGATGTCCGGTAGAGTGGCAGGGGTTGGTTAAACAGCACATAAAGAACACAAGAGACTTAACAAATGGGCGAGCTAACAAGAACAGTATCAAAAGAAAGTGATCTACAAGGCGCAATCCAGTGGGTGTATTCAATGGCCTCTAGGGGTCTTCAAGCTGGGGCTGTGGTCATTACTCTGGGAAGAGAGACAAGGACAGATGAGCAGAACGATAAGCAGTGGCCTATGCTCAGAGACATATCAAAGCAGGTTGAGTGGTTTGGGCAGAAGCATGGTCCTGAAGACTGGAAGGACATTCTGTCGGCTGCTTGGAAGGGTCAGAAGCTGGTGCCAGGCGTAGACGGTGGCTTCGTGGCACTTGGAGTTAGAACCTCTAAAATCAGCCCAGCGGAGTTCTCTGAATACATTGAGGCAATCTATGCCTTCGGAGCTGAACGCTCTGTAATCTGGTCTGAGAAGGCTTTAGAGGCATATGAGAATTATCGGGAGGCAAGATGACACCTGAATGGATTGAGCTTTATCACTCGGTGAATGAATTGCTCCTACAGCTTGGAGAAGAGGGGTCTATTACCAAGAAGGATGAGGTGGTTGATCGAGTAATGTACGCGCTCTTTGAGATCGACGGCGGAGTACACAACAAGAGGATGGGCCAGTGAGAAAAGACAATAATATGGCGACTACTTTGAGGGTGTCTGTAGCTGAAGATGATATAACAAAAGAAATATGCAGGGCGTTTGATTACAAATTCGATGGCACAACTGAAACAAAAATTAGTCACTTTGATATTAAAAATGATTTTGGAATTGGTTTAATTGTTGGGCCTTCGGGTAGTGGGAAATCCACACTGTTAAAAAAATTTGGAAATGAATCACAACACGAATGGGATTCTGAAAAGTGCATCGCCTCTCAGTTTGAGTCTGCCGAGGAGGCCCAGAAAAAATTGGCGGCAGTTGGGCTAAACAGCATTCCCGCATGGTTGAGGCCGTATCACGCATTATCAACTGGCGAAAAGTACCGAGCAGACCTAGCCATGCAATTAAAGTCTGGCGCGGTTGTTGATGAATTTACTAGCGTCATTGATAGGCAGGTGGCAATGTCGTGCGCCAATGCGGTTAGCCGATATGCCAAGCAGTGCGTCTTAAAGAATGTTGTTTTTGCATCGTGCCATTACGACATAATAGATTGGCTACAACCTGATTGGGTATACGATACTTTGACAAAAAACCTGTCATATCGGGGGACAGCTAGGCGGCAACAAATTGAGCTGGAGGTATTACCTTGTGGGGTCGAGTCGTGGTCAATCTTCAGCAAACATCATTATCTCACAGAGGACATCAATAAAAGTGCAATGCATTGGCTCTGCGCGTGGGGATCAAATGTTGTTGGGTTTGCTTCCGCAATAGCCTATCCATCTGGCACAGTTAAAAACGCCTACAGAGGACATAGGACGGTTATATTGCCCGACTATCAAGGGCTGGGAATAGGCGTCAGATTAAGTGACGCGATTGCTGAGATACATCACCAAAAGGGTTTTAGATATTTCAGCAAGACAGCACATCCAAGGATGGGCGAATACCGAAACAACTCTCCGCTATGGAGGCCAACAAGTAAAAACATGATAGAGCGCAACGATTCATCAAGTGAAAGCGTTAAATGGGTTTCGCGGAAAGTATTTTCTTACTCACATGAATATGTGGGTGTCAGTTGTGCGCTGAGTAGCTAAAAACATAAAGAGGATATGTCGGTGAAGAAGAAATCAATTGCTGGCTTGCGAGAGGATTGCGCTGTTCTTCTCCAGAAATACGTCAGACTAAAAGCAGCGGATCACAATGGCTACTGTAGTTGTTGGACCTGCGGGAAGTCTGAACACTGGAAAGAGATGCAGGGAGGACACTTCATTGAGAGGGGCAAGACAGCAACAAAGCTAATGGAAGAGAATGTCCATCCTCAGTGCAGGTCCTGCAATATGTACGGCATGAAGAAGGCCAGTGTGGTTTTGGCCTACAGATCGGCAATGGTGGACTTCTACGGTGACCAGTTTGTATCTGAATTGGAGATGAAAGCCTGTGAGGTTACAAAGCACACAAGACAGTATCTGGATGACCTGAAGGCCGATCTGAAGGCGAAGATCAAGGAGCTAGAATGAGAATTGAGGGAATGACACAAGAGCAGTCTGATCTCTACAACGAAGGGAAAAGGGCGCACGCTGATGGATTAAGCAAGGACGCTTGTACGGCAGGAATGAGAAAAAAATGCTGGTGGCTGGCGGGCTGGATCGACGCTGACATCGAATCAGGTAAACCAATATGGGGGAACTATGGAAAATCTAATTAACTTGGTTACGCAGTGGGGAATCGACCGGAAGATCATTGGCAACGGGAAGCTGGAGACCCAGTGGCTTAAACTGATCAGTGAATTCGGAGAAATGACCGACAGCCTGGCGAAAGCTAAAAGCCCAATAGATGACATTGGCGACCAGATGGTGGTGATGATTATGATGGCAGGCATTGCTGGTAAGACGCCACAGTTCAAAACGGCAGCGAACACCTGCAAGCCGGATGATCTTGATATAATCACCCTGACTGGGATGCTCTGCACAACCTACGCATCACTGCGGTATTACGGAAACCAGACTGTGAACAGGTACTGCGATGCTCTGAACCAGTTAGGCGGAATAGCGACGAAGAGCAACAAGACCCTGTACAGCAATATGACCCTGTACAACTGCCTCGATCACAGCTACCAGCAGATCAAGGACAGGAAAGGCTACTTGAATGAACACGGCGTATTCGTCAAGGAGGAGTGATGGCTACTCAAAACGACATCACAGGAGATGAGATCAAGTCGAGGGTCTTGTCTAAGCAGGGGAAGGATAACTGGGACAAGATATTCAAGCCCAAGTGTACTTATCCAAAGTGTAAGTGTCCTGTAGACCTCCACGAAGGCGAGATGTGCGTGGAGGGTAGGGGGAAGGTGCCAGCCTATTGAGCTGGCAATCCTTCGTTGGTCATATCTCTAAATGCTGTTGCAATTAGTTTCCCATCTTCATCAACAAGACCGCATATGCCGCCTTGCATGGTGAAGATGCAGCAGGCCTTTCTTTTATCATCAAGCGTCTTTTTAAGAGCCTGCAATTCTTCAAATGACTTGAGTAGTTTCTCATCAAACTCTTTCATTACTTGAATTGCCAGCCCCAGTTCTTCAGCACGTTGCTTTGCAGCATTAACAGCTTTTGCTGTTGCATTGGCTTTAATCTGCCGATATATCTCACCAAAAACATTTTGCATTTTGCTCTCCTTGATTGTGCCAGCCTATTGAGCTGATACTGCCTCGATGACAAGGCGCGTTAGGTCTTCGGTACTGATGCTGACTGGATGCACGCAGATCGAGTCGATCTTGTCGAACCCGTCATCACCATCGAAATACACATACCCGTCTCCGCGCACCGCCTCTACATCAAGGGACGGGTATGCTGACTTCAGAGCTTTGTTGACCGCTATCATGTTCGCCATTTTCTCTCTCCTGAGTGCGCCATCCTTGGCGGTGGTTGTTAGCTGTTCAGCCATTCTTCATATGATTTCAGTGGCTTGCCAGTTGTAAAATCAATCCCCTTTCCGTTGTCAGCGCATGACAGGTATATCTGATATTCGCTGTCGTTTGTGCCCCTTGCTTGGGTTTGCCAGAAGTCTGTGTGTTCTACTTTCATTTTGTATCCCCTTTTTTTGGCCCGCTTTATTGCTGGCATGGGAGATATAATACAACAACTAGTTGTATACGCAAGAGGGTAGAGCAATCTTTTTTAAAATATTTTCAATGGTGTATAATCCCTGTAAATCAATTGCTCTCAGGAGCCACTATGCCATTGAAAAAAGGGTACGGTAAGAAGACTGTCTCAGCTAACATCAAGACCGAGATGAAGTCTGGCAAGCCTCAGAAGCAGGCTATTGCCATTGCTCTGTCGATGGCTAAGAAGTCCAAGCCAGTGAGGTATGAGTAATGCCAGCGGGCAGACCCAGCAAGTACAACGATGAAATAGTGGCAAAGGCCAGAGCCTACGTTGATGGTGGCTATCTTGCCTGTGGGGATGTTATACCCCAGATGGCGGGACTGGCTATTGAGCTAAGTATCTCGCGGGAGACCATATACGACTGGTGCGACGACCCTGAAAAGAAAGAATTTTCTGACATTGTTGCTAGATGTCTAAGGGCGCAAGAAAGAAGGCTGCTCAACGGGTCTCTGACAGGTGATCTGAACCCCACTATTGCCAAGCTGATACTCACTAAGCATGGGTACTCAGAGAGAGTGCAGAACGAGCATACAGGCGAGAATGGTGGGCCGATAGAACACGACTGGACGGTGAGGCTAGTTAATGCCTGAGATGACTCTTCCAGCCAGGCTGAGACCACTGATAACTACTCCCAAGAGGTTCAAGATACTCATAGGGGGCAGGGGATCAGGTAAGAGCCAGTCGGTTGGAGACATCTGCCTAATGGATGCCCAGACCAAGGGTATCAAGACAGCCTGCTTTCGAGAGTATCAAATCACGATGGATGATTCGGTGCTCTCTCTGCTTTCGGGTGAGATAGATCGGCTTAAACTTAAAGGCTTCACTGTTCAAGCTAACAGCATCCAGTTCAAGGGTGATGACGCTTTCAAGTTCAGGGGATTGGCTCGAAACCCAGAGGGCATCAAGTCGATGTATGGGTTCAAGAGATTTTGGGTTGAAGAGGCCCAGACCATCAGCCAGGACAGTCTGAAGGCTCTGACTCCAACCCTTCGTGAGAGTGACTCCGAAATCTGGATGACGGCCAACCCACGAAGCATTGCAGACCCGTTTAGCCAGAGGTTCATCAAGCCCTTTGAGAAAGAGCTGCGAGCCAATGGCTACTATGAAGACGACCTGCATATCATTATCTGGATCAACTACACCGACAACCCGTTCTTTCCGGCGGTGCTTGAGCAGGAAAGGGCATACGACAAGGCAAACCTGTCTACAGCTCTTTACCGGCATATCTGGCTAGGTGAGTTCTATGATGAGGTCGAGGACTGCATCATTCCTGTGGACTGGTTTGAGTCGGCCATTGATTCTCATGTGAAGTTAGGATGGAAGGGGGAGGGGGCCATCATTGCTTCTCACGATCCCAGTGACACTGGTGGAGACTCCAAGGGCTACGCTGTCAGGCATGGCAACGTGGTCTTAAACGTCACAGAGAAGACCACAGGCGAGGCAGCAGACGGCATGGATTGGGCCTTGGACCTTGCGCTGGCTGACCGAGCGGATTACTTTGTGTGGGACTGTGATGGCCTGGGCGTTTCTCTCAAGCGACAGGTAGACGCTGCCTTGGAGAGTAAGAAGGTCGATTACGTCATGTACAAGGGTTCTGAGTCTCCAGAGGATGCTGAGTCTCCCTACTCTGATGGCGGCAGTCAGAGAGCAAAGAGCAATCGAGAGACCTTTGCCAACAAGCGGGCACAGTATTATTGGAGGCTCCGAGACAGGTTTGAGGCTACCCACAGGGCTGTCAGTAAGGGTGAGTACGTCAACCCAGATGATATGATTAGCCTGTCTTCAAAGATTGAGAAGATCGACCAGCTCAGGTCTGAGGTGTGCAGAATCCCCATCAAGAAGACCAACAGCGGCAAGATACAGATCATGTCCAAGATTGAGATGGCAAAGAAGCCCTACGAGATACCCAGCCCGAACATGGCTGATGCGCTGATGATGGCAATGTACAGGCCCAAGCCCAAGCTGGCCCAGGTCAAGCAGATCAAATTTAAAGGATGGCAATGATGGCTAAAACCGACACCGATTACAAAATAGACTTCGAGAGTCATCAGTCTATTCTCAACCTTCTGTCTGCTGCTCAGGAGGCGGATCACGACAACCGTGAGAAGGCCAGAGAAGCGCACCTCTTTGTGGATAAGCGTGACGGCCAGTGGGAACCGTACTGGTGGACGAACAATGTCGGTAAGCCTCGATACACATTCGACATGGTGAACCCAATAGTCGATCAGGTGGTCGCTGAGATCGAGCAGGCAGCTTTTGACATCAAGGTAAGCCCAATGTCAGGGGAGGCGTCCAAAGAGACTGCAATCATCATTGACGGCCTTGTAAGAAACATTGAGGCCATGAGTCGAGCCAAGGACATCTACATCAACGCAGGTCGAGGCATGGCGACTGCTGGGTATGATGGCTGGATGGTGTCTCACAAGTACTCAGACCCGCAGTCATTCGATCAAGACCTAGTGATTGAGACTGTTGCCAACTTCATTGATCGAGTCTGGTTTGATCCTGCTGCCTACCTTCAGGATAAGTCTGATGCTCAATATGCTTTCCTGCTTCATGCGATGTCAGTTCAGGAGTACGTCAAGAGATACCCTGAAGGTTCTCAGGCGTCCGTCTCGATTGACAGAGAGGGTGACGCATACTATGACAAGGGTCAGGTGATTGTGGTAGGGCAACTGTTCTATCTTGAGCAGGAAGCCTGTGAGCTTGTCCTGATGTCCAACGGCTCTGTCTACACTATTGACGATGACTTCAAGAAGGTGGTGGATGAACTGACCATGCTTGGCATTGAGCAGGTCAGAACCAGAAAGGCTTATAAGAACAAGGTCTACTCACGATTCTTCGACCAGATCGATTGGCTTGAGGACAAGGAAGAGACCATCTTCGATAGGATTCCAATCGTCCCAGTGTTTGCCAACTTCAAGATCACCGAGAACAAGACGATATACTGGGGTGTTGTCGAGAAGCTATTGGACCCGCAGCGAGTCTTGAACTACTCACTCTCCAGAGAGATCGAGGAAGGCGCTCTGGCTCCACGGGCGAAGTATTGGATGACTCTCACCCAAGCGGCTGGGCATGAAGATGCTTTGGCTACGTTGAACACCAACTCTGATCCTGTGCAGTTCTACAACCCTGACCCAGAAAGCCCTGGCGCTCCGATGCAGCAGGGTGGCGCTCAGGTCAATCCGGGCCTTCGGACCATCTCCGAGTCAATGCGTCAGCTTATCGGCCAGACGGCTGGAATGTTCGCAGCGAGTATGGGAGACAACCCAGGTCTTCAGTCTGGCGTGGCTATCGAGAGTTTGCAGTCCAAGGGTGACAACGGGACCATCAAATACTTCCGAGCATTGGAGGCGGGGATTACAGCAACGGGTGAAATCCTCATCAAAGCTATTCCCAAGGTCTATGACGCACAAAGAACGGTCAGACTGCTATACGAGGACGGAAGTACTGAGATGCAGGTTCTCAATGAGCCTGTCATTGACCAGCAGTCAGGCGAGATTGTCACCCTGAATGACTTGAGCAAGGGCCAGTACAGCGTGAGCTGCCGAGCAGGTCCGTCATTCCGCAACCGTCAGCAGGAGACCATCGAGACCATCATCGAGATTGCCAAGGTCGATCCGTCAATTGTTGGAATGGCTGGCGACATCCTGCTTAACGCTATTCCGACCAGTGCGGCTACTCAGATTGGCGAGCGCAAAAGACTTCAGATGATGGCTCAGGGTCTTATCCCACAGTCTCAGATGACCGAAGAGGAAGTGCAGCAGCAGCAGATGAGCGCACAGTCTCAGGGCCAGGCTCAAGACCCTGCTATGGTATTGGCTCAGGCTGAGATGGCGAAGGCTCAAGCAGAGCAGATGAGAGCGCAGGTCGAGGTCCAGAGACTTCAGTTGGAGACAGCGAAGATTCAACTGGAAGCCCAGAAGATGCAGTTGGGTCTCCAAGCAGATCAGGCGTCACTCCAGTTGGAGACATATAACGCCCAGACTAATCGCATGAACACCCAGATCAAGGCTCAAGAGGCGGGTGCGAAGATTCAGAAAGAGAGCGTCCAGACACAGGGGATGCAGATTGATAACCAAATGAAAGTGGTCAGCGCACTTAATCCGTTCAGGGGGCAGGTATGAATCCGTTAGAGGGCATGACCATTATCATCGAGCAGGAAGAGCCTTTCACTGCGAAGATCAATCGAGCCAATCGAGCAAACGTGATTGAGAACTGGAAGTTCGGTCCTGAAGAGACCACAAGCGACAACACTGATTACTACCGCATGATGGCTAAGGCTTGGAGCGTGAAGCCTGTAGAGGCTCGCAGGCAGATGTGTGGTAACTGCGAATACTTCCACAACTCACCTGAAAAGCTGGAGTACATTGAAGTAGTCCCAGAGGATGAGTATGACGCAGACGGCGGTGGTCGAGGCTACTGCGAGAAGTTTGAGTTTGTTTGCCACAACCTGCGAGTGTGTCAGGCGTGGGAAGAAAGAGAAGACGAAGGCGAGGAGGATTAATCATGGCGGAGTCAGCGTTAAGGCAGTTATTTGGTAAGCCTGAGCAGCAGACTCAGGAATCTCCATATATTGATCTATTGCGACAAAACAAAAGCAAAGACTTTGTAAATCGAATACTCAACCCTGGCACCTCGCCAGCTCCTGTTCAATTTGATGAGAACAACATTGCCACCCATCAGATGGCAGCAGAAGTAGACGAGAACGGCAATTGGTATGTGTTCCCAACAATCGTTAATCAGGGCGGCAAGCTGGTCTCAATGCCGCTTTACGATGCCTTTGATTACGCTAGGGAAACTGGCGAGTATATTCCGATGCCAGACATGGAGTCGGCAATAAATCTGTCAGAGAATTATAAAACCAAAGCCATGCAGGACTTTTATTCCAGACCTGTTCAGCGACCGCAGGTTCAGCAGCCCAGCAACCCATCAGCACTCAGAGCATTAGACCAAGCCTACATGATGGGAATGGGCCAAGGACCGGCGCCTGTTCGCGTGCCTAAGACCAGAGGCCAGACTACTGCTGATGTTCTGGGCGCTGCGTCAATCCCAATGTCTGCTGTGCCTATTGCTGGCGACATCACTGGACTGGCTGCTGATGCGGCCATGTACGCTGCCTATCCAGAAGAAAGGACTTTTGGCAACTACGCAATGTCTGTGCTTGGTGGCTTGCCACTGATTCCGGGTGCTGCTGCTCTGCGTGCTATGAGGAATGCGCCTACGATAACGCCGGGCGAGGTCGGCTTCGATCCGAGATTTGATGACAGGGTCAAGGAGCAGCAAAGGATTGCGGGGTCGCGTTTTAACTATTCGCAAGGCTCTCCAATAGAGATTCCAGAGTTAAGCATTTATGACCTTGAGGGCAAGCCGTTCATCCTTGGGATGGCCGACAGGACTGCCGCTGGGAAGGCGCTCACAGGGATTGACAATGTGACATTTGATGTCCCAGTTGAGCTTAGGGGCGGTCAGGATTATATGTTCTACAACCCTGGCCAAGTATGGTCGTCAGACAAAGGCCCAGTATCGGCCATGATGAATGCGGCAGCAAGGACGCCTGCATCGTCTGCACTTGGTGGCGTAGTTGAGAACCCATTATTCTTGCCATTCCGCATGGCTCCGTCTGGTGGGGACTACTCCACGATGGTTACTGACGCCATGCTTTCTTACGCTCGCAGCAACATGACCAAGAAAACAATTCGTGCTGCTAACAAGGACATCAAGGCAATCTTCCCAGACTTTATGGGTATAGAGAACCCACAAAGCATGGCCCAACTTTACGCTGCTGGAGGCGATGTCAGGAAGTCTGTTCAGCAGATACTGGACAAAAAGTATCGTGATGAGGGTGGCATCAATCTTGGGCAGGCTAGGCTGTCGGCCACAGACCCGTCACAGTACAATGCAATGGATGTGGGTCTTGGTAATGTCGGAGTGATTGAGCAGGGAAGGCCAAGGTATGACGTTTCTGGGCATCCTACCTATCAACAGGGCATTCCGGGCTATGGGCTTGGAACACTGAAAGAGCAGGACATCAGTGCGTTCGACTTGTTGCCGGATATGGTAAGGGCGAGGGGCGTCAACATTAACAACCCTGATCCAAAAGACATCTACACCCTGCGGCTAGGCGTTCAAAGCGGAAGAATAACCGACGATATTCTTCGGTCGATTGAGCAAAGACGATCAAACCAAATGTAATTGCTGGTTTTTAGCAAAGAGCGAATCTGACCAACTATTGTGACTTCTGACCAATAGTGCTAAATTGTAAACAGGCCACCAGACCTTTTCTGGGCATCTCACCTATAAGGGCACCCATATGACGCAACCAGGCGACTACGAGTTTGATGACACTCCTGATGAGGAGCAAATTGAAACGCAGGAGGCTGAAGATCAGCCAGACGTTGAAGAAGACGTCGAGGATGATTCCGAATCGTCAGAGGATAGTGGGGAGACTCACGATAAACCTATCTTCACCGAGGCGCAGCAAAAGGTCTTCGATGACGCAATTGGAAAGAAGGTATTCAAGCTCCGTGAAAAAGAGCGTGAGGCCGAACAGCTCCGAAGGCGACTAGAAGAACTTGAGCAGCCACAAACTCGGTCGCGGCCACAGGTGCCAGCTTTGCCCGATCCGTTCGCTTTGTCCGACGAGGAATACAAGCGGCAGATCATGCACAGAGAGCAGGCACTTATATCCGCTGCTGCCTATGATGCCCAAGCGCAGATGTTGCAACGGCAGCAAATGCAATTGGCTCAGGAGGCAGAGCAAAAGCAGCAGGAAGTATTGGTTGAGAAGGTCCAAAGCTACGCTCAGAGGGCTAAAACCCTTGGAGTGAAAGCAGAGGAGCTTCAAGCAGCAGGCTCGATTGTAGGTCAGTTTGGAATTGATGATTCGCTGGTGCAGTACATCCTTGAGGATGACCACGGCCCTTTGATCACCAAGTATTTATCTCAGAACGTCACTGAATTGGACGCCCTGAGACATCTACACCCAACGATGGCCGCAGTCAGGATTGCTACGTTAATCAAGCAGAAAGCTGTCGCCCTGAAACCAAAATACACTAACGCTCCTGATCCCGTTCGACGACCAATGCCATCTAGCGCACAGGTCAAAGCGAAAGGACCGAAGGGGGCAACATTTGAATAGGTGAGCTAAATGTCCAACAATCTTAATAGTAACGTAACCCGTAAAGTCGCCCGTGTATTCCTCGATGCCTTCGAGAACTCACGGGTCATCACCAAGACAGTTGATACCCAGCTTCTGGCTGACAAGTTCAACCCGTCATCTGGTTCAACTGTAGACTTCAAGCGTCCACACGACTACAACACCATCCGTACTGCTGGTGGTGACATCTCCGCGTCCACCAAGTCTTCCATCATTGCTGGTAAGGCCACTGGTACAGTTCAAAACTACTTCACTGCTGCTACCGAATGGGGCAACGTAGAAGAGGCTCTGCAACTGGACCAACTCGAAGACATCCTAGCTCCGATGGCTCGTCGTATCGTGACCGACCTTGAACTGGACTTCGCATCCTTCATGCTGAAGAACAGCTCTCTGCGTTACGGCACACACGGCACAGCAGTAGATGCTTGGTCTGATGTGGCTGGCGCTGGTGCGTTCATGGACGCCATTGGTATCAACCCAGCTTCAGAGCGTTACTACCTGATGAACCCGTTCACAGTAGCAACACTGGCATCTGCTCAGTCTGGTCTGAACTCTGTTGACAGCCTGATTCGTACTGCATGGGAAAATGCCCAGATCAGCACGAACTTCGGTGGTCTGCGTGCCTTGTCTGCAACGACTCTGGCGAGCTTCACTTCAAGCTCTGGTGCAGATCGTGCTGGTACTCTGTCCTCTGCTCCTGATGCGACCTACGTTACTGCTAAAGACACAATGACCCAATCACTTGCGGTCACTGCGTTCCAAGCGAACATGGTTGTGAAGGCTGGCGAGCTGGTGACCATTGCTAACGTCAACCGTCTGAACCAGTCAACTCGTCAAGCGATGGTCAGCGCAACTGGTAGCACGATTGCGTGGACTGGTGTTGTGACTGCTGATGTAACTCTGGGCGCGTCTGGCGAAGGCACACTGGTAGTTGCTGGTCCTGCGATCTACGAGGCAAATGGTCAGTACAACACTGTAACTGCGGCTCCTGCATCTGGCGCTGTGATCACAATCGTGTCTGCCACTGCTACTCTGTACCAGCCCAACCTGTTCTACACAAAGCAGGCTTTCGGCATGGGAACAGTGAAGCTGCCAAAGCTGTACTCCACTGACACTGTTGCGACTACCTCAGACGGTATGTCCATCCGTATCAGCAAGTATTCAGACGGTAACGCTAACTCACAGCAGATCAGGTTCGACCTGCTCCCGGCATACGCTTGCTTTGACCCCAGTAAGGCGGGCCAGGGCTTCGGTGTGGCGTAAGTAGTGATACAATGGTGGCGCATCTTAAGGGGTGCGTCACCATTTTCATCTGGGGTGAATCATGCCAAAAGCTAAAGACCCGCGATTAGAAAGAGTCGGCGTTGAAGGCTTCAACAAGTACAAGGTTTACCTTCATCGACGCGCTAGCGATGAGTCAGTATTTTATGTTGGTAAGGGTAATCGGTGGAGAGAAAACTCTAAGGCCGGTCGCAACAAACACTGGCATCACACGGTAGCTAAGCACGGCTTGATTGTAGAAATCGTAGCAAGAGACCTTACAAACGAGGAGGCTTGCAATATGGAGAGGAAGCTTATCTCGAATTACGGGATTGATAACCTCGTAAATTACACCTTGGGCGGAGAAGGATCGGAAGGTTACAAGCACACCCAAGAAGCAATCCAGAAGATGCAGGGGCGTGTTCTTTCGGAGAGCCATAAGCAGAAGCTTTCCCAGTCTAAATTAAAAAAGCCATCAATGTTCTGGTCTGGGAAAACCCGCCCAGAGGAGACTGTCCTAAAAATGTCAGAGGCGCTCTCTAAGCCCTCGCGAAAAATGGTTAAAGACATGCTTTTAATGGGGTTTTCTAGAAAAGAAATCCAAGAAAAGACTGCTGAGTCGTTTGCGTATATTCGACAAATAGCCAGTTATTTAAGGGGGAAAGGATATGAAATCCCAAGACTCCAAAATTAGCGGTGCGCTTAAGAGGGCGGGGGTATCTGCGGTCAACAAGCCGAAACGCACTCCGAACCATCCCACGAAATCCCATGTTGTTGTCGCTAAAGTAGGCGACCAGATCAAGACGATCCGCTTCGGCCAGCAAGGTGTCAGCGGTAGTCCAAAGCGTGAGGGCGAGTCTGAAGCAGACCGCAAGCGCAGAGCTTCATTCATGGCAAGACATCGAGAGAACATCAACAAGGGCAAAATGTCAGCGGCTTGGTGGAGCTCGACCACCAAATGGGGCATAATACTCGCATTCACAAATGGTGCAATGGCGGTATATTATGCTTCCGGTTCAGGACAGTCGGGTTTCATTTAAAGCTGACAAGTGGATTTCTCAATGCGTCTGCGGCAAAGTTAGTATGTTTGCTAATAAAAATTCCGCAATAAATATGCTGAATAGAGAAAGCTGCCGGTATTGTCAAAAAGACTACAGAACGACAAAGAATGCAGATTTAAAAATTTACCGCAACGAAGATTCGAAGTGGTGCTCCAAGTGCAGCGGGTGCGGTAAAGAGCAAGCCTATACGCGCATGGATCATGCAAAACAAAGTGAGTTGCGTGATTGGCAGTGCAAAACCTGCATTTCAGCGGCCAGAGGATATCAAGACAACAAACCAGTAGGCGACAGGAATCGGCTGTTCAATAAGTTCAGCAAGTCAGCACGGAGCCGAGGAATAGATTGGCAATTGTCAGTTGATGATATGTTTGCGGGGTTTGATGGGAAGTGTGCGCTGTCTGGATGGGAAATTTCTATAGACTATCTTTGCCAAACAGCAAGCCTAGACAGAATTGACAGCACAAAGCCATATACTCCATTCAATATACAATGGGTTCACACAATGGTTAATATGTGCAAGAACAAATACGATCAAAGAAAATTCATTGAAATGTGCAAGGCAATTGCGAATAAGGAATAGTTATGAGCACAAGTATCTGGATCAAACCAAGTGGTGTAGAAGTCTCTGTAGACGAAGCAAGCGCATCTGCTGCTGAAGGTCTAGGATGGAAGCGCAAGGAACCAGTAAAGGCTGAAGAGCCAGCAAAGCGTGGAAGAAAACCAAAGCAGGGGGAATAACCAATGGCGACTGTGGCGCAAGTAGCGAAGGCTTCACTTCAGGCAATTCTAGTTCAAGCCTCTGAGTCTCCCTTGGAGGCCGATGAGTATCAGGACTTCATCTTTGCCATGAACAACTATATGTCTTCCCTTGCGGCCAAGGGCATCAACCTTGGGTATACGGCTGTCAGTAACCTGAGTGATCAGGTAACAGTTCCGCCAGGCGCACTGACTGGTCTGATTGCGAACATGGCCTTCCAGTCTGTTCCTTACTACGGCGGTGTGGTGACTCCTGAGCTTGCTGCAACGGCGCGTGAGGGGATGCAGGCGATGCGTCAATTGGGTCAATACATTACACCAACTAGCCTCCCATCTACTCTTCCTGTGGGTTCTGGCAATGAGGACAATCAATTCGGCAATGGGCTGCACTTCTATCCTGAGAACGAACCATTGGTGGCAACAGAAATCAGCGGCGGGATTGCATTGGAGATAAACACAAATGGTTGAGCGTACTTACGGTGTTAGACAATCTGACTTCGAGGCACAGACGAGCATTATCCCAGGCTCTTACTTCGGCTTCTTCTACAATGGTTACAACTACAAGATCACTTACGCCAACTTCATTAGTGGCTTAGGTGTAACCGGCACGATTGTTCAGGATGGCGCGGTAACGGGCACACCTGTTCTGGATGTTCAGGGCACTGTTAACAATATCCGCAACCTTGAGGCTGGTGCTGGCATCTCCCTTGATGTCAGTGCCGAGAACGGCATTGAGATTTCGCACAACTTCACCGTCGATTCCCTTGGCGAACCGTTGATGCAGGATGCTGGTGACGCGAGTCCTACATTCGTTTCATTGGTAGGCGGAGCAGGTATTGAGGTCACTACCTCTGGTAACACCATTGAGATCGCATCTATAGACGCTGAGAGCTACGCTGCCGTCTCGATGACTGGTAACTCTACTGCCACAACGATTGCGTCTACAGCGACTCCTGTGAAGGTCGCAGGCACCTTTACACTTGGTGACATCTCTACAGGCTGGACCGGCACAACGGCTGGAAGGCTGACGCACACTGCTGCCACGGCAAGGCATATCATCAATGCGATTGTGACCTTGGATGTCGCCTCTGGAAGTAACCATAAAATCTCCGCTTACATTGCGAAGAACGGGACCATTGCCTCAGTTAAAATGACCGACACGATCTCTGCTGGCGCTCCAAGGTCTATTGCGACATTTGTGAATCTGTCTCTTGCTCCGAATGACTACGTTGAAATCTTTGTAAGAAACGAATCAACAACCGATAGTGTGATTGCCGTCAATGCTCTGTTGAGTGCTCTCTAATGCTGCTGCCAATTACCAATGGGTTATATGTAAGCCCATCACTGCCCCTGAGTGCTCAGGAGTGCTTAAACTGGTATCCCAATATCAGTGAGGCACCGGCCTTGAGTGCGGAGAACCTGTACGGCACGCCGGGGCTGGTGCAGCTTGTTTCCTCTGGAACTATCGAGGAACAGAACCGTGGTATGCATGAGATGGCTGGCATTGCCTACGCTGTGAACGGTGACACCCTTTACAAGATAGTCGAGACAATCACACTGGGCGTTGCAAGCTACAGCCTGACAAGTCTGGGAACGATTACAGGGACGGCAAGGGTCTCGATGGCCGACAACGGCACTCAGTTGATGGTGCTGGTGCCTGGCGGTGATGGGTTCATCTACAACCATGTGACTAATACCTTTGCCCAGATCACTGACACAGACTTCGATGCGAATGGAAACCCGCAGTTCGTTGTCTTTGTGGACTCCTACTTTGTCTGTACGACCGACACGAAGAAGTTCATCTGTTCTGCTCCGAATGACGGACTGAGCTACAACGCTCTGGACTTTGGAACAGCTGAGTCTGATCCAGATGTGACTGTTGCTCCTATTGTCTTCAAGAACCAGCTATTCATTTCAGGTTCGCAGACCATTGAGGCTTTTCAGAATGTCGGCGGAACTGACTTCCCTTTTCAGCGGACTGGCCTGTTCTTGCAGAAGGGCGTCTATTCTCCCTACTCACTAATAAATGCACAGGACACTTTTGTGTTCGTGGGTGGTGGTGATAACGAGGGTCCGTCTATTTGGGCGCTGTCAGGAAACGACACGGCGAAGATCAGCACAACCCCGATTGATAACCTTCTCCAAGACCTGACGCTTTCTCAGTTAGAGTCCATTTATGCGTGGGCCTACTCACAGAATGGGGCGTACTTCATTGGGTTCACTCTTCCAGCCACGACCATAGTGTTCGACCTGACATCAAAGCGATGGCACGAAAGACGCTCACTGCTTGATGATGAATTGAGTCAGTATCGAATCACGGCTATTTGCAAAGCCTACAACCAGATACTGTGCGGCGATTTTATCGACGGCAGGATTGGCAGGATTGATCCTCTTGTCTACACAGAGTATGGCAACACGATCATCCGACGAGTAGCGACCCAACCCTTTCAGAATAACCTCAAGGCGATCTTTGTTCCGTCGATTGAATTGACCGTTGAGTCTGGCGTTGGTAACGCTGCGGTAACTGACCCAGTGATTACTATGGACCGAAGCAAGGACGGGAAGACATGGTCTGATTCTCGATCCAGAGCTATTGGTAAGATCGGTGAATACAATAAGCGGGCAATTTGGAGAAAGAACGGACGGGTCTCACGTTTTGAGATATTCCGATTCACCCTAACCGATGCGGTCAAGCCGGTGATTCTACAGCTCAATGCTGAGATTATCGGGGGTAGCAAATGAGCAATCCTTTGCTGAATGCTGGACAGCCTATTGTGGACAATTCTGGTAAAATGGCGCAAGCGTTTAGGACTTGGACATTGGATGCCTCTTTGAGTATTCCGATTGTTGGGACAGGCTCTCCAGAGGGCGTGGTAGCTGCTAGACAGTTCCAGCTCTACATCAATAGCGCCGGAACAGCGGGGGCAATTGAATACCGAAAGATGCTTGCCGAGATTGGTGGCGACAGGACGCAGGGATGGATATTGGTGTAAGAGCTTGCAGCGAAGAGGAGGCACTGGATTATGTGCGAGACCCTTCGGTTTTAAAGTTTCTGAATCAATACCCAGCGTCAATTCATAACGACTTCGCAATGCTGGTTATGGATGAAAAGCTGCTGGTTCTAGCAAAGGCAAAGAAGAAGACAGTTGAGATTCACGTTGCCTGTAAATACAAAGACAGGGCAACTGTCAGACAGACGATGGCGCAGGGGCTTGAATGGTTTGCAGGCAGGGGATTCACCAAGGTCTGGACAACGGCCCCAGATGACAGGCTGGCATTGATTAGAATGCTTCAATCATTGAATTTTCGCAAAGCTCAAAAGAGGTGGACATGGGAATCGAAACAGCAGTAATGGCAGCAGGCGTTGGAGCCAATATTCTTGGGCAGCGATCCAGAAAGAAGGATGTCAGCAAAGCCAATAGACGCTCTATGGAAATGGCTAACACATCAATGCAGAACCTTCTTCCTGCCTACCAGCAGGCTCAAGACACGATGATTGGTGGCTACGGCCAAGCCGGGCAGATCAATCAGGAGGCGTTGAATCGAGCCTACCAGATGCAGGGCGCTTCCTTTATGCCTAGAATGCAGGCTTATCAGGGCGGCAACGTGGCGGCTCAGAATGCTAACCTTGCTTCAGTGCCTGCTATGCGTGCGGCGCTCCTTGGTGGGCGTATTCCTCAGATGGCCCCTGCTCAAGCTCTGCCGATTGACCAAGCGGCTCTTGCTGGACTGATTAACCCACAGGCACAGCAGTTCCCAGCACAGCAGCAATTCCAACCGATGCGACAGTTCCAGAGGTAAATTATGGCAACGCCCGGACAGGTAACAGATCAAGAGCTGCGGGACTTCTTTGCGGCCAATCCTAATATCTCTGATGAGCAGACCTACGCTCTCATGCAGGAGTATCAGGTTAGCCCGCAGCAAGTTGTTAACGCGCTGGGGATTGACCCACAAACATCCTATGGTCGATTTAACCAACAGGTGGTCAATGAGGCCCAGCCTGGTCAGGTGACTGATTACCAGCTTCAGGCGTATTTTGCCAACAACCCGAACATTCCTGATGAGCAAGTCTATGCTCTGATGAATCAATACAAGGTGACTCCTGAGCAGGTCTCAAGAGCTATTGGGATTCCCTTATCGCAGGCGCAGGGCAGGTATCAAAATGCACAAGCTGAAGCTATTCCGACTGGAGTGCTTGGGGCTGAACAGGCTCTTGGTCAGGGTCTCACTGATGCCACCGGAACGCTTAGAGGCGCTGAAACCTCATCACGCTTTGATATTGAGAATGCTCTTCAGAAGATCAATCAGCTTTATGGCGTAAACATTGATGATCTGAGAGCAGCGGCAACAACGGCTTCTGGTCAGATCAACACCGGCTTTGATGAGGCGCGTGGATACTTCCAGCCATATCAACAGGGCGGGACAACGGCCTTCAATCAGCAACTGGCCTTGTCTGGCGCTCTTGGTCGAGATGCGTTTAACGCTGCAAGACAAGAGTCCCCATACGAGCAGTTCCTCTTTGAGCAAGGCATGAGAGGCAACCTTGCGGGCGCAGCGGCTACTGGTGGATTGGGTGGTGGTAATGTTCAGCGAGAGCTAACACGCTTCGGACAGGGTCTAGCGTCACAAGGTCTACAGCAGCAGATCGGCAACCTTAATACTTTGTCTGGAATGGGTATGCAAGGCTCTCAGGCGCTCTCAGGGCTTGCTACTGGCAGGGCTGGGGCATTGGGTGACATAACCCTGAACACTGCTGGAAACATCGTTGGGCAGCGTGAATCGATGGCTGGCTACGAAGGGCAGGCTGGAGT